GTAATTGGATAATGAATGGGGCTATTGACTATTGGGAGGCTGAGGTTGAATCACTAAAAAACGACCCTGATGCACTTAATGAATACTATCGTCAGTTCCCGCGCACTGAATCGCACGCATTCCGAGATGAGTCAAAAGCAGCGCTGTTTAATCTTACTAGGATATATCAGCAGATTGACTATAATGACACAATCATAAAAGAGCATTATATGACACGTGGGTCATTTAGTTGGAAGGATGGCATAAGAGATAGTCAGGTTGTATTTACCCCTGACAACAGAGGTAGGTTCTTGGTATCTTGGACTCCCGCAAAGCACTTACAGAATCAAGTATATGAGAAGAATGGGATAAAGCATCCCGGAAACGAGCATATTGGCGCCTTTGGCTGTGACTCCTACGATATATCAGGAGTTGTGGTTGGCCGTGGCTCAAATGGTGCGCTTCATGGACTTACTAAGTTTCATATGGACGATGCTCCTACAAATGAGTTCTTCTTGGAGTATATTGCTCGTCCTCAGACTGCAGAAATATTCTTTGAAGAGGTGTTAATGGCATGCGTTTTCTATGGCATGCCAATCTTAATTGAGAACAATAAACCTCGTCTACTATATCATTTCAAGAACAGAGGGTATAGAGGGTTTTGTATCAATAGACCTGACAAGACGTATAACAAGTTGTCAAAGACAGAACGTGAGCTAGGTGGTATACCCAACTCATCAGAGGATGTGAAGCAGGCTCATGCGTCTGCAGTTGAGTCTTATATTGAGAAACATATCGGACTTAATGGAGATGGAGATATGGGAGCTATGCCGTTTACTAGAACCCTAGAGGATTGGGCTAAGTTTGATATTAGCGACAGGACAATGTTTGATGCTACAATTAGCTCAGGATTGGCTATAATGGCTTGTCAGAAACATCTGTATCAACCCGAGGTAAAAGAGTCAAAAATAAGCATTAAATTTGCTACATATAATAATAAAGGAAATATTAGCTCCTTAAATTCATGAAAGAAGTAATTGTAAACATATTATCTACATCATTTCCGAGTCAATTCGCAACTGATGCAGAGAAAGAAACCATTGAGTTTGGTCTCCAAGTTGGACAGGCCATACAATACGAGTGGTTTCGTAAGGACGGTAATCAGTGTAGATACTACAGTCAGTGGAGAGACTTTCACAGGCTTAGGCTATATGCCCGTGGAGAGCAACCAATTCAGAAATATAAGAACGAGCTAGCTGTAGACGGCGACCTTTCTTATATCAATCTAGATTGGACTCCTGTACCAATCATACCAAAGTTTGTTGATATTGTTGTCAATGGAATGTCTGACCGTTTATTCAAGGTTAAGGCATATGCTCAGGATGCAATGTCTCAAGCAAAGAGAAGTAAGTATCAGGATATGATTGAAAGTCAGATGGTTGCAAAAGACCTTTTGACTAGTATTCAAGAGAATACAGGTGTTGACCCGTTTGTAATGAAGCCCGATGAGCTTCCAAACACTGACGAGGAGCTTTCTTTATACATGAACCTAAATTATAAGCCTGCCATTGAAATTGCAGAAGAGGAGGCTATAAATACAATACTAGAAGAGAATAGACATAATAATATTCGTAAGCAGTGTGACTATGACCTAATGACACTTGGTATTGCTGTAGAAAAGCACGAGTTCCTTCCCGGAGCCGGTGTTCAGCTTTCGTATGTAGACCCTGCAAACATTGTCTATAGCTATACTGAAGACCCATATTTTAGAGACTGTTTCTATTGGGGAGAGATTAAGACATTACCTATTACAGAGCTGTATAAGATTGACCAATCCCTAACCAAAGAGGATTTAGAAAAGATTTCAAAATATAGCCAAAGTTGGTATGATTACTATAATGTAGCTCAATTCTATGAAAACAATATTTTTTCGCGCGATACGTGTACTCTTCTTTACTTTAACTATAAGACTACTAAGAAAATTGTTTACAAGAAGAAAATTCTTGATAATGGAAATTCTAGGATGATTGAAAAAGACGAGAGCTTCAATCCTCCTACGGAAATGATGGAAGAAGGTCGTTTTGAAAAAGTAGAGAAAACTATTGATGTTTGGTACGATGGAATAATGGTAATGGGTACTAATATCCTACTAAAGTGGGAATTATCCTATAACATGGTTAGACCAAAGTCAGCTACTCAGCATGCGCTGCCTAACTATGTAGCTGTAGCTCCTCGTATGTATAAGGGTGTGATTGAGTCATTGGTACGTAGAATGATACCATTTGCTGACCTCATCCAATTAACGCACTTAAAGCTTCAGCAAGTAATTGCACGCGTTGTACCTGATGGTGTATTTATTGATGCAGATGGACTGAGTGAAGTTGACCTTGGTACAGGAGCAGCTTATAACCCTGAGGATGCTCTTCGATTATACTTCCAAACGGGTAGTGTAATTGGACGTAGCTATACTCAAGATGGTGACTTTAACAACGCTCGTGTTCCTATCCAAGAGTTAAATAGTAATTCAGGAGCCGCTAAGACACAGATGCTTATCGCAAACTACAACCACTATCTTGATATGGTTCGTGCTGTTACAGGCCTAAATGAAGCAAGAGATGGCTCAGACCCTGACCCACGCGCATTGATTGGCGTACAGAAACTTGCTGCACTTAATTCAAATACAGCTACGCGCCACATTCTTGATGGAAGTCTGTATATGTTTAAATCTATTTCTGAGGCACTTACTTATAGGATTGCAGACATACTTGAGTATGCTGATTTTAAGGATGACTTTGCTAATAAGATTGGAAAGTATAATGTGTCAATACTAAATGAAATTAAAGACCTATACGTATATGATTTTGGAATTTTTATCGACATCTCTCCGGATGAAGAAGAGAAAGCGCAGCTTGAGCAAAATATTCAAATTGCTCTATCTAAGGGTGATATTAACCTTGAGGATGCAATTGATATACGTGAAATTAAAAATATTAAGTTGGCTAACCAACTCTTAAAACTTAAGAGAGTCAAGAAGGAAGAGAAGGTTCAACAGATGCAGATTCAGCAGCAGGCTATGCAGGCTCAGCAACAGATGCAGATTCAGCAGATGTCAGCTCAGGCAGCGATGCAAAAGATTCAGGCTGAGACTCAGTCTAAGATGCAGCTCAAGCAGGCTGAGGTTGCGTTTGACATTGAGAAGATGAAGAACGAGGCTATGCTCAAGCAGCAATTAATGCAGTCTGAGTTTGATATGCAGATGCAGTTAAAAGGAGTTGAGGTAGAGTCTATGAGTCAGAGAGAGAAAGATAAAGAGGAAGCAAAGGCTAATCGTATTAGTCAGCAAAATACCGAGCAATCTAAACTAATTAATCAGAGAAAGAACAACCTGCCACCAATTAGTTTTGAGTCTAACGAGGATTCGCTTGATGGCTTTGACTTAGCGGAGTTTGAACCCCGATAAATAATAAAAAATAATATATAACTTTGTAAAAATTAAATCAAATGGAATTTATAGTAAAAGAAGTATCAGGAATTGTTGAGAAGAGCGCTGCTCAAATTGAAGATGAGTTACTACAAAAGCATGAAGAGGGTTTAAATAACCCTCCAATTGACACTCCTCCGATTGATGAGCCACCAATTGATGAGACGACAATCGAAACACCTGAGCTTAAAGAGGAAGACGTTCTTTCATATTTAGGAAAAAGATACAACAAGGATATTAGCTCATTTGATGAGCTGATGGCGCAACGTCAGGAAAACGAGCAGTTACCTGAAGATGTTGAGGCATTCCTTAAGTATAAAAAAGAAACAGGGCGTGGCATCCAAGACTACCTTAAACTACAGGAAGATTTTGATTCCATGAGCCCTGATAAACTTTTAAAGCAATACTTCATGGCTACAGAGGTCGGACTCGATGAGGATGACATTGACTCCATGATAGACGAGTTTACTTACGATGAGGACCTAGACGATGATTCTCATATTAAGAAGGCTAAGATTGCTAAGAAAAAGGCTATTGCTAAAGCCAAGGACTATTTTAACTCTGAAAAAGAGAAATATAAGCAACCTGTTGAGTCAATGGGTAGCAAAGTATCTGACGAAGAGAAGGAAGAGCTTGAGGCATATAAACAATACATACAAAGGTCAAAGGGTCTACAGGAAGAGCAAGAACGTAAAAATTCTTGGTTTCAAAAGAAGACTGACGATTTGTTTGGTCAAGAGTTCAAAGGTTTTGAGTTCAATATTGACGACAAGAAGTTAGTGTTCTCTCCGGGTGACGCAACGGAGCTTAAGAAACTCCAATCAACTCCACTTAACTTTATTAATAAGTATTTGGATGAGAGCGGAATGATTAACGATGCTCCGGGATACCATAGGTCTTTGGCAATCGCAATGAATCCTGAGAAGTTTGCCAAGTTCTTTTATGAGCAAGGTCAGGCTGATGCAACAGACGATGTCACAAAAAAAATAAAAAATGTGAATATGTCTGAGCGTAGAGCACCTGAGGTAATTTCTAAGGGAGGAATGCAAATCCGAGAAGTAAATCCTGACCAAGGTCGCGGATTGAAAATCAAAAGTGCAAAAAGAATATAAACAATTAAAAAAAGAAAAAAATGTCTTTATTATCTACACCGGGGTATAACTTACAGCCAAATGCTGAGCAGGTACCCTTGTCAAGCAACTACTTGACAAACTTTAACTTCATGAATCAGTATTTACCTGATACATATGAGAAAGAATTTGAGCGTTACGGAAACCGTACCGTTGCATCTTTCTTGCGTATGGTAGGTGCTGAGATGCCGTCTATCTCTGACCAAATCAAGTGGGCAGAACAAGGTCGTCTTCACACGAAGTACACTCAAGTTGTCTCTACGGCAACATTGTCTAACGCAGATAGCGCTACATTCCAAGTTAATGACTTGAACGTATCAGCTATTGCTATCCGTCCGGGACAAACAGTAATGCTTACACCTAACGTAGCGGGTCCTACCCAAAACAAAGGTATCGTTACTGCGGTTAACACTACTACTGAACAGTTTACTGTTGCTTTCTACGAAGCTAATGGTATGACAAATGCTTCTACAGCAAATGAGTTTACTGTGTTTATCTATGGTTCTGAGTTCCGTAAAGGTACTACAGGAATGGTTGGTTCATTGGAAGCAGAAGACGAAATCTTCTCTAACTCTCCAATTATCATCAAAGATAAGTATGCAGTATCAGGTTCTGATATGGCTCAGATTGGTTGGATTGAAGTAACAACTGAGAACGGTGCTACAGGATACCTTTGGTACTTGAAGTCTGAGCATGAGACTCGTTTACGTTTTGAAGACTACCTCGAAACATCTATGTTAGAAGCTGTTCCTGCTGAAACAGGTTCAGGTGTTATCAACAACTCTTTGAACCCTACCTATGGTAACAAAGGTTCTGAGGGTGTATTCTATGTAGTAAACTCTCGCGGTAACGTATGGGGTGGTGGTAACCCAACTACCTTGGGTGACTTCGACACAGTTATCTCTCGTCTTGACAAGCAAGGTTCTATCGAAGAGAACGTATTGTTTGTTAACCGTGATTTCTCTTTCGATATCGACGATATGTTAGCTGCTCAGAACTCTTACGGTGCAGGTGGTACTTCTTACGGTTTGTTTGACAATGACAAAGAAATGGCTTTGAACCTTGGTTTCTCAGGTTTCCGTCGTGGTTATGACTTCTATAAAACAGATTGGAAATACCTCAATGACCCAACTATGCGTGGTGGTTTGACTGCATCTGCTACAGGAGCATCTACAGCTAACGTAATCACAGGTCTTCTTGTACCTGCAGGTTCAACTACTGTATACGACCAAATCCTTGGTAAAAACGCTAAGCGTCCATTCTTACACGTGCGTTACCGCGCTTCTGAGACTGAAGACCGTCGTTATAAAACATGGATAACAGGTTCTGCCGGTGGTGCTGCTACAAGCGACCTCGATGCAATGGAAGTAAACTTCTTATCTGAGCGTGCTGTATGTACCTTGGGTGCGAACAACTTCGTATTGTTCCGTTACGGAGCTTAATCTTTTGATTAATTAAATAGGGAGTGTCTTTGAAGACACTCCCTTATTTTAAACTTAAATTATATTATATCTTATGTCAAAAAATGTAAAGTTGGCTCCTGCCAACAGAGTCTATCGACTCAAGAATGAGAAAGCACCACTGTCTTTTATGCTTTCAGCTAGAAATACTCATCGCTCACCACTCCTTTGGTACGATGAAGAAAAGAATCAGAATCGACCACTGCGTTACGCTATAAACCAAAAGAGCCCGTTTGAAGATGAGCAGGATGGAAATTCACTTATTCAAGCTATTATCTTTGAGAATGGTTTCTTGAGTGTCCCTAAAAACAATCCTGTTCTACAGGAGTTCTTATACTATCATCCACAGAATGGTATTGTGTATGAGGAGGTAAACAACGAGCGCGATGCACAGCAAGAAGTAGAATACTTAACAGCTGAGGTTGATGCGTTGATTAAAGCTCGTGAGCTTTCAATTGAAGAGCTAGAGACAGTTTACCGCGTTCTATTTAGTAAAGATGTGTCAAGAGTTACAACCGCAGAAATGAAGAGAGATGTGCTTATTTATGCACGAAACTATCCGGGTTCATTCTTGAATGCATTAGACGACCCAATGTTGAGACTTCAGTCTCAGGTACACATTTTCTTTGACATGGGGTTACTTGGCTTTAGAAACAGCAATAAAGAGGTTTGGTATAGTACACCAACCAACAAGAAGAAAATGATAAATATTCCTTACGGAGAAGACGCTTATATGCTAGTTGCAATGTACTTGAAGACCGATGAGGGGCTAGAGGCATTAAAAATGTTAGAGCATCATTTGCAGAATGCGTAAATAATATTATATTTGCAATGTTGTTTTGAGTTATGCTCATTTGTTTGTTTAGTAAAGGTGCCCT